CTTTGGTAGTTAGATTGACATCAAAATCCTTATTTACTTGCTCTAACCATGGAGTTATAAGATCCACAAGAGTTGCATCATAGTCTAAAAATATTTGCATAGAATTTAATATTCAGTAGCTAAATTAACATAATAACTTTTTTCTTTGACTACAGCATAAGGTTTTATGAGTTTAGCACTTTCAACATTTGAAATAATTTCTCCTAATATTTTAAATACATCATCAGCATATTTGTTATAATCTTCTCTATTAGGAAATTTTTTAACATTTGAAGGACCATTGAAATAGTACTTTAATGCTAGTTTGGTGTTTCCATTTGCTAGTTTTAAATATTCTTCTAACATATAGTTACCAGCATCAATATTTTTCTCTATAATATAGAGATCAGATTCATTTTGAATAATATCAATAGATTTTAGTTCTTCAATATTACAAACATTTACACCCATCAATCCAATAGCAAGAGGAACTTTTTTGGTGGTATACTTAACTTGTTGTTTGCCTTTAACCTTTTTAGTCGATACTACACGAACTGTTTTGATACTATAGACTTGAGGGCTAAAATGACTTTCAACCTTCATTATAGAAAGAATCATCCATTTTAAGTTTTTCTCTGATACTTTTTGTGCTATCCTATTGATATCAGCCTTATCTAGTTCTCGATTATGCTTCATAATAAAATTAAAAATGGCTGATCTTTCATCTATACTTAATAGTGAATTTTTTAATGGTGGTACTATTGGCCAACTTGGGCTAGTTGGTTTTGCTTCTGAGACATTTTCCCAAAATTGTAACGAGTGGTATATTGTAGGTACACAAATTAATACTGCTAAAATAATAATGGAAAAAAAGGCTAATTTATGTTTTTTATTCTTCATATACTCCTTTAATTTAATTCAACTATATAGAAATCAAGATTTTATATTGTTAATGCACATATTATATAATAATTATCTATAAAGGTCAAATAAAATAAACCTGGTAGTTAAAATACTCCAGGTTTATTTGAATTAAAGACACAGTTCTTCTTCTAAACCCTTCAAAAAGTCATCATCTGCCGCAGGTTTAGTTTCTGCTTTCTTCTCTGGTTCAGGCTTTTTCTCTTCTGCCTTTTTCGTTTCTGGTTCAGGCTTTTTCTCTTCTGCCTTTTTCGTTTCTGGTTCAGGCTTTTTCTCTTCTGATTTCTTTTCTGATCTCTTATTAGAATCTGAAATAGTGCTTTCAAGTAATTTAGTTTTTAAGATTTCTTCAAGGGCTTCATAACTCTTATACTTGGAAGGTGAAAGATACTCAGTTTCTAAGTCATATACTTCCTCTAAAATTTTATCTATTTCTTCGGGAGTTTTTGCAACTGCACTCTTCTCACGAGCAAAAGTTGAATCATCATAATTAGGATATGCATCATCACCAGTTCCTTGTGTTTTACAAGTAAGATTAAAATCATAACCTTCTACTGGGTCAATGAAAAATAATTCTTCTTCACCACTCTTTTCGTCTGGAAATAGTGCAGAATCAAATTTATCATAAACTTTTTGCCCAAATCTATAAATGAAAATTTTTCCTTCATTAGCTCCGTCGTTCCGTTCATCCTTTTTAACAAGGATATTTACTACATAATTCTTCTTTCTCCAAAACTTGCGTGCTATTTTCCCGTCTTGAGGATCTCCTGTGTTAAAAAGCTCTGCTGAATACTTACAAATTGGACATTCTTTTCCAATTGTATTAGGGCAGAATTCATCAACCCATTGACCGGTTGGGCCTTTGAGAGAATGTTTGAAATATTTTACCCAAGGGGTTCCATTAGTTTTAATGATTGGTAGAGGTCGAATTTTAAAAATTGTCTTTCCCTTCTCAGGAACTTCAGGTTTCCATTGTCTCTGATCAACCATTCCACCGCCGGCTTTTTCTTGTTCTTTTGCTACTTTCAATGCATTCTTTAATGAATCTTTATTAAACTTCATGCTGTTTTATCTCCCCCTTTTCTATCTTAGTACTCTTTTCATAATGCCACTTATCCTCAACAGACCATCCATTATTTTTTTCTTCTTTTGATAGAATGAAAACTTTCTTGGATTGAATGTTAGCTAATACTTCTTTTTCTTGAATACTATCCGCAAACTCAATCAAACCCCATTTCTTCATTAAAAATAGAATAGTATTTCTTCTCTTCAAATCAATCTCAGTTAATTTTGGAACACGTAACAATTCTTTGAAATGAGCAATATAAATCTTCTCATTCGCTTCTTGAACATAACAGGAAGGATATAATACTTTCTTTTCTCTATTGGCAATGCCAATTCTAGATAAAGTTTCCTTGATTATAGGAAGTGATTTCACAAGTTTTATTTCCACCTTCTTCACATCTACAAATACTTCTTCTTGCATTTCTTACCCTCACTTTCATATACTTCAAATATTTATATAGATTAGTATATATGAACTTTTATACAAATCAAATTTATACAAACTCTGGATTGATCTTGCGTTTAATAATTTCTAAAACATCTTTCACTACAAGATCTAATGGTTTTTCTGCATTAACAAATCTAACATCTAAACCGAAGTCATCTATTAATTGTTGTCCAGTAAATCTATAATGATTTACTAATTGATCAAAAAAGTCTTTTCCTTTTGATTCAAAAAAATCCAATTCTCTATTTGACATTCTTTCTTTTCCTACCTCAGATCTGATATCAAATAAAATAAATAAATCAGGCCAAATTGACTGATTAGCTATTCTTGTTACATCATATAAATCTTGAAAAGGAATTTTTGTTGTAATTGATTGATAGACAAATGTTGAAAGAGGTCCTCTATCAGAAATCACAATTTTACCTTTTTCTAAGTTAGGTTTTACAAAAGTTTCTGTATGAATTGCTCTATCTGCTTGGTAAAGAAACATTCTAGCAATTTCTGTCAAACCTGTCTTATTTTGTGGATCTAGAACCATTTCTCGAAAAATTCCTTGTGGTTCTTTTGTTACAATAATATCAGGCATAAGTTCTTTTATTTTTTCTAAAACTGTAGTTTTTCCTGATCCGTCTGCGCCCTCAAAATTTACATAACAACTCATAAATCCTCCTATTTGATCAATTATTTGATTATATATTTTTAAATAATTTATCTTTCCTCCTAAGAACAACTTCCTGTTATTGAACCTAATGTAGTATCATTATTCAATTTTTTATCTTCATGTTTATTTATACTCTTATCAATTTTTTCATTTGCTTTGATTCCTATTTTAGGTATAGATAAAGATAATCCAACTGCTAATAAGCTTTTGATAAAATTTCTTCTATTCAATTTTTTGCTCCTATACTTTCATTCATCATCCTCTTTATTTCTTTAGTTATTTCTTTCTTTTCTTCTTCAGTTAATGTTCTACCTAATGCTCTTTCGGTTTCTGTAAGTGTTACAAAAATAACTTCATCTATTATAAATATGCCAAAAAGTTTTTCTAAACTATTTGCTACTTCATTACTCCAAGCAATTTTCAATGGTTTTCCATCTACAAACATTTGATAATTATTTTTACTACTTTTCTTTAATTCAAATTTCATTTCAATTCTCCCTTTTTATTCGTCTTCCCACCAAAAGCTTCGCGAATCTTTTCAACATCATAATGAGATAATATTTTCAACCTAAGAAACTCTTTCGCCTCATTGAAAGTACATTCAAAATATCTCTTAACAAGTTCTACATTGTCAGGATCAATATCTTCTTTTGAAACTTTAGGATATTGTAGAAATCTATTTCCCCTTGGAATCAATACTATCAACATTTGATACATTTGCTTCTTTGTTAATGTTGATTGATATGTATTCAATATATTAACTAGTTGGCAAAATTTTGGTTCTAAAGAAAGATATCTAAGTATCATAAAGGTATTAAAACCTTTTAGTTCTGGGTCTCTTTCTAAATGAATATTTCCTTTCTTGCCATAGTTTATATCACTAAGATAAGCAAAAAAGTCGAGTGGTTTTTTGACTTCATGTTCCTCTTCAATAAGAGTATCATCAGTTATATCACAAAATTCGTTAAGCACTTTCTACCTTCATTGTTCTCATAATTTCAATTACAAATGCACAAAAGTTTATTTCTTTATCAATAACAAAATTTGTTCTATAAAGATACTCAGAACAATGAATCAAACATTCTGCTCTTTGCCCTTCATTTAACTCTTTAAAATGTGTAGTATCTGAATTAAGAAGTGATTCGAATACTTTTTTAATGATTGCATCATAATCTAACTTTTGACTCCTAAGTAATTCTCGCACTTCACTCATCTTTTTCTTTTTGATTGAAGCTACAATCTTTTCAAAAATATCTTCACTCACAAGTTCATCGAAATTGATTTCAAGGTCTCCTGAAGAAGAAAAAAATTGTAAATGATTAATGATTTGTCGTATATCAGGATAGCATTTTTTAATTAATAAGGATAATTTACCTTTTTGTTCCTGAGAAATATTTATTCTTTCATTCTTTAAAATTTCTACAATTCTTTTACCCACTAGTTTGATTTCAACAGGTTTGAAATAAACTTCTTTCGCTCTTGATTTGAGTGGAACAATAATCTTCTCTGGACTATTACAAGTGAAAATAAACTTGGCTATTTTATAAGAGTTTTGAATGACTCCTTTCAACATATCTTGAGCCGCGCTAGATAATCTATCACTTTCATCCAATATAACTAATTTCAACTCCCCACCGACAGTCATAGTAGTACAGAATGTTTTTACTTGACTACGAATTACATCAATACCAGTATCGTCTGAACAATCTACATAAAGATAGGGAAGGTTGTAAGTTTTAGCAATGACTTTTGCTAAAGTAGTTTTTCCAGTACCAGCATGTCCACTAAAAATCATATTTGACATACTTTCTGGTCCATCTTTCAAAAAATCCATGATTGTCTTTTTTGTAGTTGGCTGGAGAATTATGTCATCTATTGTAGAAGGACGATATTTTTCTTCCCAGGGGACAGTTATTGCCATAAATTAATTATCCTTTGTTACATCTATATCATAACATGTCCAGCCAGTTTCAAATAGAGTATCTACAATCACATCTATCTTTAGCTTTGTATCAAAGTATACAAAAATATATCTTTTGTTTGTGGGATCTGTATCGAAATCTATATCGAGTAGAACTGCAACTGCAATCAAACTTCCTTTATGAACAACAAAACCTTTACCTATATTATCTTTTATTTCATTCAAAAATAATTCTTTTTTGCGTTCAACTGATAACTTCCTCATTCCAGGTACTGTGGGTAAAACATCAATTCCGATATACTCTCCTTCCCGAAGCCCTTCAAGTTTACTTTCCATCTGTTTAATCCTCCATTTCAATTTTAAACCAGTATATATTAGTTCAGATTCAAATTCAAATTTTTAACTGTTTAAACAACAAATTTAATTAAAACCCTACTTCTTCTTTAGGAAGCTCAATTATTATTGCTATGTTTTGCATATCTCTAATTGACATAATACCCTTTTTATTGAAATTACTACAATTCTTAATAGGAATATTTTGTGTTCTTCTAATAAAAAACTCACCACATTTAGCAAATTCAATTCTAAACTCAGATTCTGCAAATTCAAAATAGGAGCATTCAGAACATATACCAAAACCACTTAGAGAATGTTTAGAAGTAACTTTCTCAATCATATTGGCACAGGAATACATTTTATCTGATTCAGTGGATTTTTCTTCTTCATCTAAATCATTAAATTTTTTCATCTATTATTTTCCTTCTACCTATCAACATTTTTAATTATAAATTGACCCAACCAAAAAGCATCTGTGAGATCAAAAATTGCTTCCTTCTTTAATTTAGCAGATTCTACATAATTTTTGAAAAGTAATTTTAAGTCGATGGGTAAACAAGAAAGGCATTCATTTTTCTGCCAATTCTTCGGCATCTTTATTCGTTTAGTCTCTTTTCCTTTTTTGTTCTTTTTAACTTCTTCTACACCAAGTTCTCTTTTCAATTCTTTAGTTCGTTCTGGTGATATTACTTTAGATCTCCATCTAGAAACTGGAACAATATGTAAATCAAAATTATAAATATTTGTTAACATACATCTAAGGTACCACATATTTCCAGCTATGATATCTTTTGAACTAGATATACTTGCGAAAGAAAGACCTTCAATCGCTATCGTATCTATATCCAAACCTTCTATAAATTGAATAATATCATTAGTATTCTTTTTTATCAGAGCTTCATTGATATCATCTTTATTTGATGTAACCATACAATCTACTACTCTTCCATCTTTATCAAGAATAACCATTCCTGCAGAACGTAAACTTAAATCTATCGCTAGTATCATGTTTGCCTCCTAATAGTATTTATTAGAAGGCGGAAACTCTATTTTTGGAGAAATAAAAGCTGATATGTTTATAAATTCTACGGCTTTGATTGGTTTGATGCAAACATCGACATTGATAACCCAATATGGTGTGATTAAATCTGCTGTTTGCAATACAGAACTATGCTTTTCTGAAAAATCAAATATATCTTCTTTCTCAAAAGTAACATATTGTTTAAATTCTTCCCAATCTGTATAACTTCGAAATTCAACGACATAAGGAAGTAATAAATGATACCATTTGATTTCAGTAGAATAAGTAGTATTAACCTTAAAAATCTTACCAATATAGTAAATAATGATTGCTATAAATCTATTGAAAATATTTGGATATAATTTTGTCCAAGTATATTTGATAGGTTTACAATCTACTTTGTAATCTTCTTCTATTGCTTTTCTTTCTTTTATCGTTTCCAGATAAGATCCTACTTCTTTCTTTACATTATTCATAGTAAATAAGTCAATAGGTTCGAGAATAAAGTTACTCAAAATTTTACTGATGCTTATTTGTAAATTCAATGCTTGTGCAATTACTTCGCTATCTTTTTCGTACATTTTTTAATCATCTCTTTCAAATAATCCATAGAATATATCTGTAATAAATATGGATTCATTTTTCTTTCTAACAAAGATAATCTTTCTTCTAAAAAAGTTATTTTTCTTTCTAAAGATTCTTTATAATAAACGGTTTTATCATCATCAATAGAAAACTTAGTTTGAGAAAGTAATGTTGGAATTTGAAAATCTGTTCTAGATTTATTAACTTCTGTTATCACCATATCAGTTAGTTCTTTAACAGCTTCTTCATTGAATCCATAACAATGTAATTTTTCTTTTACAGGCATATTTACCAATCTAACTCTTCCGCATGTCTTAAAATTGTACTCATTGGGTCACTTGGTAAAATTTCTTCTACCCCATCCTCATCTGCAATTCGTATGATATCTTTCAAACTTAACTCACACAATCCTCCTACACTTTGATCTCCATTTTCTTTTGTTAAAAGAAATCCTATAGTAAAATCCTCTGCCATCGCAATAGTATACCCTTGTTTGATTTTCCAGACTTTACCCTTGGCAAGTTCTTTTATTATAGTTATTCCTAGTGCTACTTTTTTATCAATCATGCTACTTTTCTCTTGATTGTATAACAATTTGCACAATATATTTTATCACCATCTTTAAAACAAGGTTGCATATAAATTACTCCCTTTTGATTTGTTTCCCAGCATAATCTTTTTTTACAAGTACAACATAAGCTGTTTCTTACTTTATGAAAAATATTACTCAAAAATTCTCACCAATAAACCACTTTCTTTCAAAATATATTTAGAAACTTCATCATAATACTCCAGTTTTGTTACAACAATTTCTGAAATACCCGCATTGATAATTTCTACCAAACATTGGGAGCATGGAATTGGACAATTCATGTACATTATAGCACCTTTAACTGCTATACCGTGCCTCGCCGCATTAATAAGAGAATTACGTTCTGCATGTCCTGCTACACAAATATGTAATCCTTCTCCTGATTTATAATTAAGAGTATATCTAGGACATTTATTTTTATCAATATTCAAACCATCATGAATGGCCTTTTTAAGAATTTCATCTTTTGACCATCTTTCACTACATGAAGGAATACTACGAGGTGGGCCATTATATCCCGTAGAAATAATAGAATGATCAATAGAAACTACAGCACCTATTTTTCTTGAAAGACATTTAGAATTTGAAGATATTGTGTTACATAATAATAAAAAATATTCATCCCAAGTTTGCATTTTATTCCTTAGATCTACGTGTATAAGGTCTTTATTCATTTTATTATTTCCTCCTTATTCTAGTTCTAGAATAAATTATCTTTTTACAACTTTTGCATTCCCATACAGAATAGTAACCTTGTTCAAATATCTCTTTCCCTTTTGCTTTACGTAGATATTTTTTTCTGGGATGTTTACAAAATAATTGTTTAAAAAATAACATCTTTATTACCTTTCTATAGTAAAATTTTATCAGCTATAATTTGAATTTCCTTCGCACGTTTGAGTTCATCAAGAGTACCTTGGCTATCTTCCCATTCTGGCACTAGAATAATTTGGTCAGAGACCTCAAGCCATTTCATGCTGGATGTTTTAATCATCTTAACAGTAATCTGCTCTTCATCACGGCATTGAAAAAAAAGGTTGAAATCAATGAATGGTGAAAATACTGCATATCCAGCTAAAATACATTCTGTTGATAACCGCATTCCTTTACGTAAATTGTCGAGGAATTTTACAGGATTGTTTGAAGTTATAGCACCTGCAATATAGACTTTCTTCATACATAATTTCTCCTTTACTCAACCAATGGGCTAATAAAATATCTAACCAATTCATAATCTGAATTGATAGCAACTAATTGAATAATTCTTGGGTGAATACTAAGGTTGTATGAACAACCATCAAACAAAAATCCAAAATTATCACGTTTTTCATCATGAATACTCAAAAGAACTTCAAAATCAGATTCAATACCTTTACTAATAAGTTCCTCTGAATATCTATGTGAATGATTGTTTCTATCACCTACTGTATAAGAAAGTTTGCCATCTTTTGCAGTCAACCTAAGGATGTTAGCACCAATGCTGGTAGATATTGATTTTACTTTTTTGATAAAAGCATTATTGATTTCAACTGTAGTAACAAAACCAGGATCTTTTTTAAGATTCGCTGGGCCTTCTTTGATAAGAGTCAAATCTGTTAAAATATAAGTAAGAGATGAAGAATTATTGTACTTGATAATCAGTACATTATCTTTGACTTCTATTTCAATAGTCGTAGCTTCAATTAAACCTAAAGCTGTAAGAAACTGTCCTAAATCAAAAATACCTAACTTTTCAATAGTTTCTACACCACTTGTAATCTGAATAGTTTTATTTGTAAATTTGATATTTGCCATCTGACTTCCGTCTGCAGTTGCCGCATCCACTTTAAAAGTATCATTAACTTTTGTTAAAATAATACTATTGATAGAAGAACTTAATGCCTTTAGCGGAGCTACAAATTTCTTAAAATCCTTTATTACAATTTGACCTTTCATTTTTCCTCCATTATTTTTGATTTCATAATATATTACTACATCTTAGAAATCAAATTTTTACATTATCTTTAATCTAGTTAGTGCAGATAAACTTGTATATAGATTCTCTTTTACTTTCTGAGCTATCATTTCTAAAGTTAAGTTTTTGCGTAAGAAAACTTCATTGATATCAACCTTTTCCTCTTTATTTTTCCATTCTTTAGGCCAACAAAAAACCAATTCCCCATTTTCAGCCCATTCTATTGCTTTTAATATCCCTGTTTTATCATAATCAAACACCCAACCTCGTTTTGGAAATTTATCATATATCTCATGAAATTTATCTCCACCATAACTAATAGTACCAGAAGTAGATATCCCATTGTATAAAAACATACTATCTATTGGTCCTTCCGTTACTAAAACTATTTCTTCTGGATTAACATCATAATAGTTGTAAATCTTAGGATTAGTTCTATTCCAGGTTTTATATTTTGGAGTTTGCCCATCAAATAAAGATCTTCCTTGAAAAGCATACATCAAACCTGTTGTATCATAGAACGGTATGATTAATCTTTTCTCAAAATTTTTGTTCGAATCATGATTGATTTGTTCATAACACACCAAGAAATCTACATAGTATTCTTTTGGAATTTTTCTTCTTAGTACTTCTTTTAATGCTCGATACTGTAACTGTTTTAATGCTATACTTTTGATATCTTTGTCAAATAGATGAAATGATACAGGAAGGATGTCAGAAGATACATCAACCAAATCACTTTGTTTGACCTCTTTTTCTTCTTCAACCAATTTAGCTTTGATATCAAGATTAGTTATTGCTTTATTGATATCCTTATTCCTAAAATATTTACTCCATATTGAGGGAGCTAATTCTTTAACAAATCTTGAAAAAGATAATGAAGCAGTACAATTAAAACAATAATATGTAATTATATTTCCTTTGAAAAGAATCCAACCTCTTTTTTTAATTTTACTCTTTTTACTATCACCACATAAAACACATCTACCATTTAGATTTTTTCCTGTTTCTCGAAAATCCAAATTCATCTCTTTTAATATTTGTTTTACTATTAATCTATCCATTCTTCTTTTTGATAATAGGAACTCTTCCCCTATTCCATCCATTTTGTAAATATTGATCTAAATATTCAACTTCAATAAATTTTCCTTGTTTTATTTTATTATTATAAATTGCTATTTTTCCTGTTTTACTTTTTCTCATTTTATCTATTAATTCTTTAGATACAGTATGTCCCATTCTTGATTTACTTATTTTATCACCCCAATTATGTGAACTTCCTCTTCTTTTATCATGTAATTTTCCTAAAATTTTATCTTTATTTGGATGATTACTTAAAGTATTACCACCAGTTCCACCATCAGTATGATTAAACAATGAGCCTATTCTTAAATCTTTTCTACCAATTGTTTTAATTAAAGTAATCTCATATTCTTTAGCTACTTCATCAGTTACATTATCTAAAACTTTAATAATATATTCTTTCAAATTATAGTTTAATTTTCTTATATTTTCTAGATATCCATAAAACTGTTTATTATCTCCCTTTTTTATTTTGTATTTAAGATGTACAAAACATCTGAAACCTTCACCTTTACCTACATATCTAGGTTTATAAAAGAAAGTAATTAAATTACCATAAGTATATCTTCCTGAATACCTAGGATCTAAATAAATATAAGTATAATATCTCATTTAACTTATCTATCAATCATTTATATCGATCACATCACCCAATATAATTAGACCTTTTTGTCTAAATAAATCTATTGTTTCATTATCCCTCTTATTTTCGGGTGGTGTTTCTTTGACACTAAGTATATCATAATCAGTAGAATCTATACCATTTTCATAATCAATTATTTCTTGCTTAGCATACATTGTTGCTATATCTCTAGCTTCTTCTTCATCTTCTGCTCTTATTTGGTAAGTAAATGATTCTTCTCCAGAAAATGCAACAATGATATCAATATCAAATAAAGGAAAATCTTTTCGTTCTAATTTATTTCTTGCATCTGCTACTTGTTTAATATGATCTGGATTTCCAAACTTTAGTTTGTTCATAATCTCCTCTCCAAAGATTTCTTCAAATGTGCTTCTATCTCTACTGATGCATCCACTCTTGAATCTTCATATGGATAATAAGTCCAACAATCAGTTGGTATATTTTTTTGTTCAACTAGATAATAAGGCATAAACTTGGCATGTTCTTTTCTATGTAAACAAGCTGTTCTAAAAATAATCCTTCTATCAAAATCATCTGCAAAATTGATAAAGGTTTGTCCAGTATCCACAATTTCATCCACAATAAGGTACCTATTCACTTTATCAACTATATATGGTTTGATTTCAGTCAAAAATTTGATATTCAATAATTTAGATAAAAAGAAAGCTATAGGAGTTCCTGCAGTTGGTATTCCATACACAAATTCAAATTGATCTTCTGTATCATGAATATTTGCCGCTAATTCTAGAATACTATTGATATACTCATTCCAACTAATATATCGCTTACTTGGCATTATTTTTTAACTCCTTTACTATTTGTTCTAGTTCATATTTAAAGAATATAGTATTCTTATCTATAAAAATCAATTTTTTATCAAGATCCAGTAGTTCCATTCTTAAAATTACTTTCATACATTTCTTTTGCATTGGAGTTAATGTATCTAAAACTTTAAGATAAAGTATAAATTCAAAAGGAATTTCTTTTGTAGATATATAATGTTCTAGAATTCTAGGATATCTGCTTGGAGTTCCTTCTATATATTCATTCCAAGTTTTCAGCTCTTTCTTTTTCATATAATCTCGAACCTTAAACCAAAAAGAGTTAAGTTCTATAGTACCTTCTTTCAAATAATCATCAATATATTTGTGTAAACAAAGTATAGAAACCTTATCATATTTTGAAAAACACCAAGTTAGATATTTTCTAAATTCCTCCATAGAATCTTTTAATTTATGAAAATGAGTCTCAGAAAAGTTAATTAGATATTCTTCAATTCTCTTATTATCTAATTCTTTCTTTCTAATGTGAGTATAAAAGTTATGAAAATATTTGTTGTAGATCTGAATATATGAGTTGTAAAATGTTAATGGGTCAAAGACTTGTTTACGATATGTCATACAAAATATTCTTCCATTGAACTCATACCTTTTTTCTCGGCAGATACTTTTTCAAGAAGCTTAGTCTTTGTAAGTACTAATAATAAATCAAAATCAAAACTATTGCAAATTTCTACAATACTATCATATAAACTTCCAAAGTGTATACCTACTTTTACAAAGAATAGTTCAATCTCTTGTTCTTGAATTGGAGTCAAATCTGTAGAATCAGTCAAATCAATAATATACTGAATCTCCTCTAACGAAGTTATTTCCATCAATTTTTTCAAGAAAAGAATATCAGTTTTCATACTCTTCCTCTTTCCCAACCTTTATTTATCCAATTAATTAACTAAATTAATTTTATCATTACTACCACCTAGAGACCTAGGAATAATATGGTGTCTATCAGTTTCAAATTTTATTCTTGAATAAAATAGAAACTTATCAATTATTTGATTGTATACTTTATAATAATTCACAAATATATTCCACTATTTTTTCAATCTCATCATCATTTTTTACTATAACCCCTCCTGCATGTTTGTGACCCCCGCCCCCAAATTTTTCTAATGCTACACTCAAATCTAATTTACTATCTTTTTTAGACCTAAAACTCAATGCGCTATTTTTAGAATTATATACTATTACTAATTCCATATTATGTAAATTAATTATGAAATCTGCAACCTCATCAATATCTCCGCTTGTAGCTATAAATGCCACTTCATCTGCAATCTTTTCATATTTCAAATTTTTCAATAATATATCAATTTCTTTTTGTTTTGCTACTAAAAACCTTCTTTCAGCTTCTAAAAGAGTTCCATCATACCCATGACTAAAACGAATGAAAAAATCTTTGAACCAATAGAAAAAGAATAGACGATTTAAATGTTTTGAAGTCTTATACTGATGAGTCCAAGTATCATAATCTTCTCCTAACATTTTTAATTTCTCTAATGATCTTGAAAATTTATAACCTTTACTTTCCAAATAATTATAAACTAAAGTACAAGCAGCTCCTTCATTAGTTTTTAGTATTTGTTTCTGTATTCTTGAAGGAAACTTTCTTTCATGATGATCTATAATAAAAATATTTTTCTTAGTTTCAATACTTGGTATAATATTTTCATCCTGTATTGATATATCTGTGATAAAGAAAAAATCTTTATCATTATAATAACGTTTAAAAACATCATCTACGTTACGATAAGTTACTGGTAACTTTTGGAAACCACAACCTTTACTGATAGCAAAATTATATAATAAAATAGCACATATAACTCCATCAGTATCTTTATGTGTTATATTAATTATATTTGTCATGTTTACTCATTTTATGTATATTTAAAATAATTTTAGATATCTTTCTTCCTTTAATCCATCCACTTTTTATATAGTTATCTAAATCTATTACATTAATTAGTGTTTCTTTTTGTAAACTAAAGTTACTTATCCAACAAAGGTTATAATTTTTTGGTTTACTACTTGATTCACTCATTTTCTTTTTAGTTTCTTCTGTATGTTTTTTACCTTCGAAACCACCTTTTCTACCTTTTAATGAATTACTTCTTTTTTCTAAAAATTCATTTATATTTTTCCCTCCCCATCCTCCTACTTGAATATTATATATTTTATCTTTTTTATTTTTTATAAAATCTATTGATAATATTTCTTTTTCCATTTTAGATAACTCTTCTATATTTTTACAGAAAAATAAAATCCTTCTATCAAAATTCTCTATACCATACTTTTTAATAGATCTTTTTAAATAACTTCCTGATCCTAAATATCCATCATTTAAATTATTAGTTTGATGCATACCTATATATAACTTTTATTAGTAATCAAATTTTTTGTTTCATAGATAAAATAATATGGTTTATTCTTTGGTAAATCTAAATCTATAGACATCCATTCTCTATATAAATCATTAAAATCAATTATTTTATCATCTATCTCTTTTTGATAGTTATATGTCATTATTCACTTATTCCATTTTTTGGATATGCTTTCCAGTCTCTCTTTTTAACTTCATCCCATGTTGCTTGAATAATTTCTTCTAAGTCATAACCTTGTGAATTACAGAAATCACTCATATAAATCACAATATCACCAATTGCATCTCTTTGTTTAGCATCATAATCTTGTTTTCTTATTTTCTGAGATTTCTTTAAAAAAGCATGACTTAACTCTCCTAATTCTTCCATCATACCTAATAACGGCATCCAAGCAGGACGATCGCCGAAATTATGGACAACCCAAGGTTTCTGTTCTTCTTGTAATCTTTTTATCATACTTTTATAATAATTGAAAGATCCAAAAGGACCTTTAATTTCTTCTTTTTGTATTTTACCTTCTGTTAACTTCATTCTAATAGTATTCCCCTTTAAAATCAAATTTTTACACAACATAAACCTTTTCTTTTTCTATCTCATCTAAATTTGGTTCAAGTATTATCTGTACGACGTTATCTCCTGATATATGAAATACACAAATATCATCCTTAAAAGCATGCCATATCCAATCTTTAGGAGTAATTTCTTTCTTATTTTTCAATAAGTTAGAATCTCTTAAAATAAGATCCCAATAACTTGCATATATCTTATTGTATGATAACCCATTTGGCATTATCATGCTTTTAGTTAAAATAAGAATTCCTCTTGGATATATTTTATCTTCTTCTTCAAAATTTGCTTTGGCCATATATTCCTTAATTGATATGCTTTAAGTTATCAGGAATTGCTCCTACAATATCAATGCCACTTTTCTTTGCTTTCACTCTTTGGAAAAAATCTAAAGATCCTTTACCAATTTCTTTTTCTCTATACAGATAAATGTTATCTTTTGTAATTGTTATTAGTTTATTTTTTCCTTCATCTGATAGTAAATTATCAACAAAAGCAGCAGGAAATGCAAAAGGTATGGGTGCCATAACTTGAGGAGCAGTTTGCATAAACCTAATCTCAGTATAATCTATTATCTTCAATTCTGTTTCTGTTTCTGATTCTACTCTGGCCATTATTATTTGATCTGTACCTTTAAAAACGAATAAAATTGTTTCTTCCATTCTTACTTCTCCTTTTCTATTTCATATTTTCTACTTCTGAATATCCGCATGTTTTATCTAAACATTCTTTCTTTTCAGAACCAGAATTGATTTTACTTAATGTGTATTCTCCGCATAATGGACATTTTTCCATAATCATCTCCTAATGAAAGCCGCTGTATATATCAGGCTCTTTATCTAAACCTTTAACATAATTTCCATAACTTTCCACTACTTTTTCTGGTAACTCTTTATCCTTTTCTATATCAGCTTGTTTATCTAGTTCCTTGCTACAATACTTTCTTCTTTCTCTAAAATCTTCCAATAGTTTTGTTTCTTCAGGGTTGAATATTTGTTCAAATTTCAATGTTTGGTCATTCTGTCTAACTCTTAATTCAACTCCCCTTCTACCTAAACGATTCTTAATAATTTTCCAAGTTTGATACAATTCTTCAGCTTCTTCCTGTGATTGAGTCATACCAATAACTAGATCTGCTGTATTTACAATTCCAATAGAATCTGAAATATGTGATAGTCCTAAATTTACATTATCATAACCAGATCTTTGAACTTGGCTGAAAGTAATTACTGGTATATCTAATTCACAAGCAATTTCCCTCAACTCTTCAGCAATAGCTTTGTATTTATCGTGCGAATTCATACCTGGTGTAGGATTATTCGGCTTCATAAGCTGAATGTAATCTACAACAAGATAAACTGGGCTCCACCCTTCTCTAATTTTTAATTCTTGAATATATGCCATAATATTTAAGGCACATGCTTTGGATGGAGCATACTCTCTGATTTGACAATTACCTTTTACATTCTTTTCAATAAAATCTGCAACTTCTTTTTCTGATCTAGGGATATCATAATATGGTATTCCAGTATTGATAGAATCCATTCTTCTTGCAATTAATTCTTCTGCAAGTTCAAGTGTTAGATAGATTCCATTATATCCTCTTCTACTCAAAGAGGCTGTTAAATTAGTTCCTAGAAGTGTTTTACCTAAACCAGAAGAAGCCGCCGCAACTGTTAATGTTTTCTTTTGTAATCCTCCAAAGGTATGATAGTCTAATAAATCATATCCCGTAGATAATTTCTGCTCAATTCGGTTATAAAATTCAAATCTTTTCTTAATATCATTTCTATAACTCAAACCTAAATTTTTATCAAATGAAAATGCTATGGCTTCTTTTACCAAAGCTCCTATCAAGTGTTTATCTTTTTTCTCACTTAAAATATCAACTGACTTAATAAGAGCTTCTTTTAATAGTTGTTCTTGTGCCCATTTCTCAGTTTCTTTTACTAACATTGATAGATTTTCAAATGGAAAATCATTTTCGGATAAAACACTATTTACTTTTTCTTGATTTTTTATCCTTAAAGAAAGCGTAGATTTATCTAATGTCTTAACCTTATCATTTAAAACAAGAATTTCTAATGCTTTAAAGAATTCCTCATTTTCTTCTATATCAAAAAAGGAAGGTTTAAGGTATGAGATAACTTTTTCTCTAAATTGAATATTTTTAACTAGTTGGGAAAGAATTAAATTTTCCCTAATTTCAGGAATGCTATTAGCCATCAAGTTCCAATCTTTTTTATCTTCCAGTTAAAATATCCAAAAGTATTGATAAGTGTCAAACCTACAAATAACATTAATAGATGTAGTTGTGTTGAATACCATGCCCCTATTATATTAAAAATATTTCCTAAGTTCAAAATTATAAAGGAATACTTTTTTCCACAGGTATTCAATAAAGCCCCGGAAAGAGTTGTTGTTGCTCCTAACCAGAATAAGATACTATCCATTATTTCTCTTCTGGCACAGTTTCTTCTTTTTTCTTATGTTTTCTTTCTTTCTTTTCATCTTTCTCTAATTCTTCAGATAGTTTAACTTCTTCTTCTGTTGGTTCATTTTCTCCTAAAATTGCATCAGTAACTGAACTATATTGGTTATCTTTGGAGATAACAATATTCAACTGGTTTAAAATATCATCAGTCCAAATTTCTTTGGCTATTTCTATTTCTTCAAATTCAGGTTTAGAAAAATTCTTAGAAAGATAAGGCACTGCTATTTTTGTTCCATATCCTTCAAAATTACCTTTCTTATCAAATTTCTTTACATACTCAAAAATATTATATTTTAAGGCTTCTTCAATAAGACCATGGTAAGGATTAATACCTGTTTTAAAATCAACTTTAATTCTTGCTTTCTTACCTTCTGGAATGAATCTATTCTTTCTAATTTCAGTACCTAAGATGTTTCCAGTTTGCACTTTCTTAGCTTTACCATCATCCCCTTCTATATCTCCACCTTCAATTTCTTTTACTATATACTTTGTAATAAGTATTCTAATTGAAGAAAGATATATAACACCAAGGCCACCTGTTGGAACAAATTTAGAAGGAATGTTTGGATTAGGTTCTCTGCTCCATTGTCCATGATTAATAATAATAAGAGGTGTAAAAGTTCTTGCCAAGAAACCTGTTAATGTTCTTGTCATACTTTTAATAATCTTTGCCTTTAACCCCATATCTTGTGCATCTTTACCAGCAGCCAAATCAGCCATTTCCTTATTTGTGGAACAGTTGCCCAAAGAATCTAAAACAATTAACATCTTAATAGGAGCTTCTCCAGCCTTTATAGATTCTTTCTGCTTCTTTTCAAGCATCTCCAAAATCTTTCCAGATTGATTTCTGAATTCTTCTACTGTAACAATTGGAATATAAATACATTTAGAAATATCCACACCTAATCTCTGTAGAAAGAATTTATCTGTAGCATTTTCAGAATCAAACCAAATTACAATATATTTATCTTTTTGAGCTTCTGATGCAATTTTACCAGCAATAAATGTTTTACCAACACCTGGTTCACCTTCAAGCGATATCGCTCTTCCAGCTGGTATACCTTTAAAAATATTAGATGTTACACTGGCATTCAATAAATATGAACCAGTGGATATATAACTTTTGATCTCCCCATATTCACTTAGTTCTAAAAAATTTGCTTCTTTATTAATTTTTTTTACTTCATTCAAAAAACTTTCTGTTATTGATGCACCCATGTATTCTTCTCCTTTTGTTTATACATTGAATGTAGTATGATCAGCTACATCTTCAACTACTTTCTTATCCATACTTCTATAAAGATCTCTATTTCTATCTAATTCATTTTCAGTTACAACAATTTCACATTCCAAACATTTTAAATAATAAGGATAGTAACCATAATCTGGCCAATCATGCCAAATACCACCCCCAGATTTCTTTACTCTAGGATGTTTACATATTTTTTGTTTCTTTTTTACTACTAAGCTAAGTTCATCATCTATTTTATTCTTTTGTTTTGTTAATTTTTCTATTCTTTTTGTTAATAATTCTATTCTTGTCATTTTTCTCTTCTTTCTTAACAAATTCTGGCATCGGTTGAACTGCTATAATTTTAGATGCCATAAGTGTAGGATACATCAAACTACATAGAGGAAGAATAATACTACGTAATCTTTTCCTTGCCATTTCTCTTTCATATTTGAAATAAAATAGCATTATTATCAAAGAAAATAAAGCGATAAAATAGTACATTAGAAAAATTCACTAATATTAGAAATATTAATGTCGATACGACCCCACTTCATTGCTTCTGTAATCTTATGCAAAGGACTCATAAAACTTTTTTCAAATTGAGTATCAAAATCAATATATTTATGAAGTCCAAATTCTTTTGGTAAGTTATCAATGAATCCAATAATATTTTCTGTATTAGTAGCATCTGTATTTAGATATATGAATTTCATTTTTGCTCCTGGTTTGATAAGTTCATAATCACGTTCTAATTTATATTTTTCAATTAACTTGTTATAGTTTATTGCGGCTCTAACTTGAATTGGAGTACCTTTTACTAGTTGTCCATTTTCAATGTATTTAGCAACATCACTAACTCCACGTGGAAATGCTATATTTTTCACATCTTCTGATTTAAATTTTTGATTAATATCTTTTAATAAATTATTTATCTGTTGTTTAGTAGAACCTTTAAATATTCCTTTTATTACATCTTTAATTCTTTCTCTACAAAATGAAGGAGTAGAACTCCTAACAATTTCAATACCTTTTACTTTTATCTTTGGTTCTTTATAAATGATTCCTTCCATATCAATTACATTCAAAGCATAATGTTTCTTACCAGTAAAAATGGCACCATCCGTAATAGCTTCTCTTTTCAAATGTAACCAATTTATTTCATTATTTAAAAATTCATTTGAAAACTTTCCTAATGTTTCTTGTAAGAATGGTTCATATATTTTCTTCCAAAATAAGTTTGCAGAAGCAATCACCTTGATATTATCATCAGGAATATTGTATTTCTTAATAAAAGAATCTAAATTCATATAGATACTATCTGTATCTGCTGCAATTATTTGATCGCCTTCAGCTCCAAATTTTTCATGAAAAAGAATATTAGTTTGTTTAACTAAGTATTTTGTTAATTTTTGACCTGTTAAGGTAATAGCAGAAGCTAAATCTGGATCAAATAATCTAAAATTCTCATTCGCCAAAATTCCATAAGCAGCGTTTGAAAGTATTTTTGTTGCATTTTGAAAAGCATCGTATTTCTTTGCTAAAATATCAAACGCCTTATCACCGGTTTCTTGAAACTTCTTCTCATTCTCCTTAGATAAGTTCTTAAATTCTTTTCTCTTAGCAAATATATTTTTTACTGCTTTTGGAATAAAACCTTCCGCTGATTTAAATAATAAACCATTAGCTGAAAGAATTAACTTATTTTTCTTTATGAAAGCTTTAAGTTTTTCTCCAAGTACAGTCTTACCTAATAGTTCATACCAATCTTCATCAACCAAACTAGGAACATCTAAACAAGGATACATTAATCCATTATCTGCTAAATCCTTCTGCTTGTCTCCTGTCGTTAATCCTATTTTTCCTACAAAGGTTTCTGGTGAAAGATTAAGTGCGAACATCAAATGAGGATACAGCGATGTAAAATCTCCACTTATTAATCTACGGAAAAATCCTACTATTGTTTCTTTTACATAACCGCCAGGTATAGATTCTTTTTCTTTTCTAACAGCTGTAGGAAGAACAATATTTTCAGACTTCAATAAGGTCATTAGATAGTTTTCAAATTTTTTCATAGCAGAATCTACTCTATGAAAAGGAACTCTACTAAAATATGATTGAACTTGTGTTAAAGTTATGAAAGCAGATCTTTCATCAATTTCTTTTACAAGTCTTACATCATGTACGTTATAATCAACAAATTTATTCCAATCATCTTTCCATAATTGACTCAAAGAGCCTTCATATTCTAATTTTCCATATCCTAGTATTGACTTTGCTACATAATCTAATTTATGAGACTCTCTCTCATTTTGAGTGTATTTACTATCAAGATCCATATAATCTAAAAGTGTAATACCACAGATAATGTAATCTTTGTAATCTTCAGATATTCTTTGTTCAACTTCATTAACTGGTGAATATTTTTTTAAAAAACCTTCACCAAAAAGCATAAAAGTTCTATCTAAAATATATGGAATATCAAACCTATTAGAAAACCACCCAGTAATAATATCAGGATAATTACTTCTATGCCATTTGAAATACTGCTTTAGTAACTCTTTTTCATCATCACAATGATGATATTCTATTTTTTCTTTACCAGTATAGTTTTTAGTTCCAAAGGTATGGTATATTTTTGTTTTAGAAGAATAAACTGTGATAAGAAGTATTTCATCTTTGATATTACCAGATTTAGGTTGCCCATCATCATGACTAACTTCTATATCAATAAAATGAATATTTAGTTCAGGAAGATTTGATAAAAGATCTTTGTCATGATATTTATCAATCAAAAATCTACTATCGGGGGTAATATCACCTTCAAAAGATTCATAGTTTTTTGTATATTCTCTTTGTGCTCCATAATCAGAAAACTCTTTTCTTCTACAAGATTTACCGAACAGATCTTTAAATGATCCATTTTTATCTGGTATATAGCAGTAAGGAACATAAGGAACTTCTATTAATTGACGATTACCTTCTTTATCATACTCCCATAAATAGATATGATTATTATGAAAGTTGTAGTAAATATTTGCAAACAATAAAAATTCTCCTTTTATTAATTTTATTGGGATTATATAAGAAATAACTAGAAGAATCAAATTTTTAGAAGTGAGAGATCATATGTCTTACTATAGCATCATTTTTAACCCAATCTTTAGCATTACCTTTACGAAATAAACCTCTGCCATCTTTCCCCCATGGAGCCATATATAGAGCACTTTTACCAACTTCAGGAGAAAACTGAGTTTCAATCGCTTCTAATAAATCCTTTACTGTTGCAGGTCTAATAGTTCCATCTTTTTCTCTAACTTCAAAATCAGATATATCCATATATGCTCCTTGTACGAATTAAAATAACAGATATTCCATCCCAACTAGGCCAGAATTCAAATTCATCATCTAATTCTTCATTTGGATCGTTATTCATTTATCTCCTTAATTGATCATCAGTATATTCTGTCAATTTAGACCAATTATAATTAAATACTTCATCTGCAAAACCATAGTTAACAGCTTGTTCTGATGTTAAATAAACCTCTTCTTTTTTATCCATTTGCTTTCTAAGCCATTGATGAACATATTTTTTACTTTTTCCTTTCAACATTCCTTGTTTCTTCATTGATTCATAATAAATGTCCATCATTATTTCTCTTGCTTTTTTGTTAAAACTAACAAAAGATTCAACTGATTTAACAGTACCTGAAACTCCTAATTCACCATCATGAAACATAAAATAACTATGGTCCATCATAACTCTTTTGTTTGCAGCCTGTAATATTAAAGATGACATTGATCTGGCATGGGTATAGTTTAAAATAGTTACCGGGGAAGGGCAAGATTTAATAGCGTCATAAATCGCCATTCCTTCACTCCAATCACCACCACAAGTTTTCATATGAATTAATATAGGAACTTCTGGATTAGCTCTCATACAAAGATTTATGTTTCTAATAAATCTATTTGAGATAATATACTCCACACCTGGTTCATTTCCTGTTTCTTCTAATGTTCCTGTTGCATATGTTTCTGAACCAAATAGATAAATATGATTAGAAGTAATATCTAAATCATTATCATGAATTTGCAAAATCAAGTCAGAAGATTTGATTTTAAGTTTATGGTCTAAACGATATTTTATTTCTTCGATCATTTATATTTTATTAGAAATAGACCAAATACAACTATTAACAATCCTAAGTAATTATGGATCTTCAATGTTTCAAAACTTTTTGTAAAGATAATTATAGCAATAGTATAAGTTACTACCATTAAAACATCAAATAATATTCCATCAAAAATTAAACTCTTTGAATAATTTGAAACAACAGGCCATAACGGTAAAAAAGCAACTGACCAACTTGCACAAAACCAAAAAGAAGAATGAGTTGAATTAACTTTTTCTGTAGTAAATGCAGCCCAAATATTTATTAAGATTACAGCTATTATCCACCAATAATTCATAATTGATCACAAACTTGAAATTTAGCAAACTTCTCCCTATCTCTAAATGCCCAATTTGGGGAGCCATGAACTCCAAAAGATTCACCTTTATGATTTTTACATCCTTGATTTGAACAATACCACCAGTAATCATCATTTGGATGTAAATCTACCATTTCATCATTTACACAACAATCTATAATTGGCCATCCACAATCAATACAAAATACATCATCTACAATTTTGGCAGTATTTAATCTTTTAGCTATCATATAAATTCCTTAAAAGGGTCTATAATTTCTTCTTTTGGTTTTCTTCTCTTCTTTTTCTTTTTAATAACTATAAGTTCCTCTTCCTCTTTTGGTTTTTCTTTTAAACCTTTCAATTTTATTTTCTTAGAAATTCTACTGAGTTGACCATTTATAACTTGTTCACTTGTGCCAAGAAATTTTGCCATCTCTTCAACATCAGTTGTAACATTTTCTCTTGTCATCAATATTACTTTTTGTTTCAAAGACAAACTTGACATTCTCTTTATTTGATTAGAAACTGCAACAAATATTCCTGTTTTCTGAATCATCATTCCTGCAGAAAAGAATAAAAATGAAGGGGCAAATACAGCAGCTAAAGATATGAAAATAGAAAATATTAGAATAGCTACTTTATCAGTAACATGAAGAATAGAACTGATTACTTCAATTATTGAATGTAATTCTAATGTGGTTGATTCAGTTCTTTTATCTGTTTTATCTTGTTGTTTTTGAAGCTGACCAATAATTTTTGAAATATTTTTTGATGAAACTTCATCTCTGTTACCTAACTTTTCTACTACATTTGCTATAACTTCTTCTGACTTAGAACTTTTACTTGATAAATTTTTATTTATGGACTGTTGTTCCAAAACAACATAAGATCTTTTGGCATACATAGATGTAACTGTAATGAGTGAAACTCCAAACAATATAACAAGGAACAAAAGTGTAATAACTCTATGTATCCTAGTTATTTTTACACCTAACAAAAATGAAGAAATAACAGCCAGAGGCTCTATTGTTAATGCTCCAAACTTAGATATCCCTAATTGATCTAAAAATTGTCCTTGAATACCTGTAACCCATACAACAATACATGTTCCAAGTGTTAAACATATTATCATAATCAATATGTTCAAAAAGGTTTCTATTTTATTTTTATTCAAAGAACTCTCCACTATTAGCTACTTTTGTATTATCAGGAGTTTCTTCTATAATATGTTCCTCTGGAGTTCTACTATCATAATCAAAGAACTCTCCACTATTAGCTACTTTTGTATTATCAGAGAATCTTGTTCCTGAAATTTGAATTTGTTCAACTGGATTTTTAACATCAAATGCTTGTCTAATAACTTTTAAATTTTTAACAATACTATTTGGAAAAAGGTTATAAATTAGTTCATCATTATTTGTATCAATAATTCTTTTAACTATTTCAATATAGTTCTTAAAGAATAATATATTATGTAATGTAAGATGTGCATATGCTCTTGAATTCCAAACAAATATATCATTCGTAGTTAAATTTTTACATACATCACAAGTACATGGTAGTTTAGCTTTTATACTAAAATTTGGAGTCTCCCCCTCTTTAATTCTAAATTTATTGGTATAAGAAATACACTTAAAACTTTCAAAATCATGACTTATATAATACCCACCAAAGGCAGAGTTTTTAGAAGGAGAACTTGAATCTGATGTTAATATAATTTTGATTCCTTTTAGCCTTTCCAATAAGCTACAAAAATAAACCAAATAAATGAACATATTTGGTTTTGATGTGCCAAATAAATGAAATAATTTATTTGACTTCTTCCCCATTTCACCTTTCATATATAAAAAGAATAAAGCCTGCAGTGATAATGAAGGATCAGCCCCAATTGAACCAATTGCCCATCCATCAAATTCAAAACCTTTTACTTTATCATACCATTTATTCCAATTCCCTATATTTCTTCCATGAAGAACATTTAAATACTTTGTTTTACCTGAACGATATTCATCAAAATATTTAAAATTATTATAACTTAATTGTAATGATTCATCAAATACTGAATCAGAAGATCCTTTCAGACTTGAAACGTATGGAGGTATATCAAGATTTGCCGAAATGTTTGTATTATTTTCTAAGAACTCAAATATCTTTCGCCTATTCTCTTCTGTATTTTCAAGTTTCTTTACTGCAATTTGAAATCCACCAGAATCACCAAAATAAATTCCTTTAGAAAAATTGAATCCCATTTTTTGAGCAAAATCTGGAACATCCATAAGATGACCTGCAGAAAATAATATATATGGATGATAAAAAGAAGATTCATCTTTATTATAAAATCTAAAATCCGTATTTTTTAATAAACTTAGAGCTGTTGCCCCCACAGATAAAGCCGGAATATAAATAACCATTAAATAATTTCTTCCTTTCTATATTTCACAAAAGTATCTTTTACTCCTATTTTCTGAAATGCAATTTTTCTCAAGTTACATGAACTACACTCTCCACAATGTTCTTCATAATTATGATAACAAGACCACATTAGATGTAATGGAGCTCCTATACTAATAGCAATTTGAACAATTTCATGTTTCATATAATTCGCCAAAGTTTTTTCTAACTTTATTGATGTTCCATTCTGTGTGGCATAAGGTATTACACTTTCTAACTTATTCAAAAATTCTATGGTATTATCCGGATATGCTGAAGCTTCATCCAAATTAGCTCCCATATAAATTTTAGAATATTCAAACTTTTCAGCATAACCAATTGCAAGACTGGTAAGAATCAAATTTCTTGCTGGTATCCATTCTAAAGCATATTCAATTCCTTGACTTCCTTTTGATATTTGATTATCATCTCCAGATGTCAAAGGTGATACCAAAATATCTTTGAAAATACTTAATGGAATAAAAACATATTTACAATGGAAAAATTCAGCTATATCTTTTACTGCCTTCATTTCTTTTTCTTGTGACAAACCACCATATTGAAAATATAATAGAGTAATTTCTTCCATTTTTTGTGCAGCAATAGTTGTCACAACTGTAGAATCTAATCCACCAGAACAAAGTATGAGAGATTTATTATTCTTAGGTTTATTGAATGATGTTATGTTTGTTATACCTTTTTTAATATCTTCCCATGACATATTCACATTTAGTACTAAATATGAATATGGAGTGAAATCAATAATATTATAATCTATAATGTATTTATCTTCCACCAAACTCATTAAAGTTTCTTTTTCTGATGCAAACCAAAGTATTTCATTAGTATAATCAAGCATCAAATAAAGAGGCATATAATTCTTAAAAAATACTATATCACCAGAATGTTTAAAATATTGTACACAAGCAAAACTACCAATAATTTTCTTTTCTTTTAATGCCTCTATTAAATCTTTAACAGTTTTAAAATTTAAAAAAATTGCACTATCAATTTTAATATCTGTTTCTTGATATATCCAGTTTGATACTGACCAATTTTTCTCACCTATTACCATATTATTAAACGTTTTATTAAAATCTTTATCGTTTGATATGGTTCCGTTATGAATTATAGTAGAATCTTCACTAGAAAAAGGTTGGGTATCATTAGGAGTCTTATCTTTTATCCATTCAGAATTAGAGGTTGGTTCAGCCCTCATATTATTCATTAATAGAAATTCTATACCTGTATCAATATAAATATCTTGGAATATTTTTTCATCTACTTTATCAACAAACTTCGTTAATGTTTCAAAATTAGTAAGTAATTTTTTATAATAAAATCCAAAACTATCTCTACCTCTATTTCTGGCAGAGTTTAAGAATCTTTCTAACCTAATATGTTTTATTTTTTCTTGTTTACCTGTACAAATAAAACCATTTATACTGCACATAAGTACTCCTCAATTTGTTTAAATAGAAGAAAACTTCTATACTCGGTTATTCTAAAATACTTACTACCATCAACATCTAATCTGATTGCACATTCGATTTCATCATTTGTCAAAAAATTCATAGGAGATACAAAACGGTTACGTAACATTTCTTTGAAAACATCACTTCTGATATTTTTATTATAACTTAGGAAATATAAATCATCAAGTTTATAACCATGATGTTTAAATATTGTTAACATTTGTTGATAAGATACTGTTTTCTCTGTTTCTAATAATTTTGGGAATAGTTTAATTATTGTTGTATTTTCCAAATTATCAAAATCAGTTGTCATAATTAAAACATTTTTAGCAATAGTATTTAAATCATCAAGTACAGAATGTAAATTAACCCCACCATCTGAAATCAAATGTATAGAAGAAGAAAAAATTGCAAGATCATACTGTTCTGTGTTTATTTCTGCAAAATGAAAGAAATCTGTATTATAAAAAATACCAATTTTATGATCTATTTGATTGTACATCTCTTTACTTTGCTCAACTCCAGACAAGTTACTATACCCCATGTCTTTTAATTTTTTTAATACTCCACCTGAACCACAACCAAAGTCAATTATTTTAATATTTTTTGGAAACTCACTTACCATATCACAGATAATATTATGACCATATCTAAAGTATTCGTTGTACTTTTGTGCTAATACTTGATTGTTAAATGACTTCATTAAATGGTCTCCTTTATAATTTCACCCGTTTTCATATTCATATTTATACAATCTTCATCTTTTAAAGCCGTCATAATACCTTTTACACCAATAATACAAGGAATACCCATTTGCATAGCAACTATGGCGGCATGGCTTGTAACACCACCTTCCTCGCTGGCAAATGCGATAATTGATTTAGCAAAATACTCCACTAATTCAGGTCTACAGTTGGGTACAATGATTATTTTACCATTTACATCTTTCTTTGAAAATTCACCAAGTAGTACTACTTTACCTAAAATGAATTCTTGATTTTTTGAGTTAATAGGTCTACCAATTAATTCAGTTTCTGTTGGCTGTTCAAAATTTCCAATAAAAGGAGAGTTTAATTCAATTTCTTTTATTATTACTTCTTTCTTTTTATTATTGTATAGTATACGAATACCACCTTCTGATGTCAAATTTTTCTTCTTATATTCTTTCTCCCACTTAAATCTTGTCAATAATCTTAAGAAACCTATATAATCAATCAAAGAAATCTTCTTCAAATCTTTATTAACCAGGAATTTCTTTTTTGTTAAAAGTTTAATTTCAATATTCGAGAAAGCTTTCTTAAGTAAGTATTCCTTTTTCATTTTAAATTTATATGGTGCTACACAACCTTGGGTCAAAAAATATAATTCCAATATTTTGGTTATTTTATTTGATTTTCTAAACTTCAAAAAATCAAATAATTTTTTATTATTATAAAGTTTCTTTCCTAACTTCCCAAGATTTTTTTCAGTTTGTTCAGAGTGATAAAAAGTGGTTACATTATTTTTTGTTACAAATAGTATATCTAAATTGCATTCAACAAATTTATTTTCTTTGATCATAGAAATAGTATTTTCAATTTGAGTTTTATTCAATCCTTCTTGTTCCCATTGTTTAATCCAGTTTATCACATGATTCTTTTTCATAACCCATCCTTTAAGTAAAAAATAAGGGGTGCGATATTGTTCGCACCCCTTTCCTCTTGGTTACCGTTAAACCAAGGAATACTTATTTTCGTTCTTTGCAATCTTTGAACCAGCTACCATTGCCTTTAGTACTTTCTTTATTGCACGACCTCTGGTTTCAACCTTTCGATTGAACCGGTCATCCTTCTCTGCCATGGTAATTAACTCTTCTTCTGTCACTGCACCTGTTGCTAATTTTTCACTTACAAACTCCTGGTACTTTTTCATTCTTATCCTCCTCCTAGATTAAACTACATTAATAAAATTATGCCTTATTATATGTTAAATTGTTATAAAGGTCAAGAATATAACAAACAATTACTTCTTTAATGAAATCAAACAATTACTTCTTTAATGAAATCCAATTTATAAACTCAGTCTTTACCGAGATATCCTTAAAAATACCCCTCAACGCGCAAGTATCTGCATAAGTCTCGGTTTGTTCCACTCCTCTTACTGACATACAAAGGTGTTGTGCTGTTATATATACACCCAATCCTTTGGGTTGAAGTTTATTCTCTATGTAGTCCGCGATTTGCTCCGTTAGTTCTTCTTGAATTTGAGGCCGTCTCATATACCAATTTAATATCCTTGCAAATTTACTAAGTCCTACTAAACTACCGGCAGGAATATAACCTATATACGCATGTCCAATAAAAGGAACTATATGATGACTACAAGTGGATTTTACATCAAGTGGGCCTACTACAACCATTTGATTTACATTATTTACATTAGGGAAAGTTGTAATTTCTGGTTCTGCAGTATAACATCCTTTGAATAATTCTCTAACATACATCTTTGCAACTCTTTTAGGAGTATCTTGAATATTATGATTTTCCATATCAAAGTGCATAATTTCCAAGATTTCTCTATATTTTTCTTCAATTTTACTTTGCATATAACTAATTTCCATCTCTGAAAGCTGGTAATTTCCATTAGGTGGAATTTCTGCTTCTATCTCATTATCAAATCTAGAACTTTCTCTTTCAAAAGGTATCTTTTCAGTATTTAACATTAGGAGTTTCCATTCATTAATTTGTTGAATCAAATCATATACAAACTTACCTGTTAAATTACTATCATGTGCTTGATTGATTTTTAATTCTATATCTTTATAATATGTTATAGGTAATTTTTGATTATTGTAATAAAAATTACATAATTTACCATTATCTGCAAACTTTGCTGTAACTCCTGTAGCTTCTACAATCGTTGAAAGATCTATCATACTAAACTCCTCTTTTCTTATCCCAAAGAAGTATGTGAACACGTGGACTAAAACTTAAATTGAATCTAATACAAAAATCCATGGTACTTTGAAAATTAGCAACATGTTCTTCTCTCGTAATACATTCGGGCATTACGTAAAAATCTGCCCATCTTAATTCTGGATACTTCATAATTTCACAAGATTTCTTAATAAAATCTAATATCTCAACTCTAGTCTCTGAAAGTCTATCATCTACAAATTTAATTATATAGAAACAAGTTGAATTTTCCAACTTTTTAATATTATCAAGAACAATATCATTATATTCATTAAACTGAAGTTTTGGTGAAATATTGTATTGAAATAAGCGGTCATAAGCAGACCATATGATAAATTCTTCTGTGAGTGGAATTGACCCATTTGTTTCCATTTCATAAGTATTTGCATTTGTTTCTGAATATGTTCTAATTCTGGCTGCTTCAATACATTCTACAATTTCTTTAACTTGTTCTTGATAAAGTGTAGGTTCACCACCAGTAAATACTATATTTCTAGATTCATCATGTAAAAGAATAAGTCTATATTTCTCTACAAAATCTTTTGCTGAATTAAACTCTTCTCTAAGTTCTTTAGATCCTTCCCATGTAAATTTTGAATCACAAAAATTACAATGAAAATTGCACCCAGAGAATCTTATAAAAGTTGAAACCTTACCAACTGTACTTCCTTCCCCTTGAATCGAAATAAATGGGGGTTCTGCTAAAATAATTTTACTCATTATTATTTCCTTCTTTTAATTCTATTTCAGATACTTCCACTTTGGGAGATTCTTCCTTCTTTTCTTCTATCACTTTCTTTTCTTCTGCCATTTTCTTTTTGTATTTTGCTTTTATCGCACATTGACAAGCCACTGGTTGCCAATGATTTGCAATTCCTTTATATCCTCTTCCATAACATTTACTACATTTAGGGTTAGCTAACTCCTCTAATTCTTTTAAAAGTTTTTGTAGTTCTTCTTCTTTCTTCAGTTGTAGTTCTTCTTTTGCTAACTCATTTATCTTTTCTGGATCTAAATCTTTATCCGCAACTTCAACTGGTTCTTCAATAGCTATTTGAACTTGTCCTACTGGTTCTTCTGCAATTATCTGAACTTGTCCTACATGACTTTCTATTTTTTCTTGAGTTGCCATTAACTCCTCCTATAAATTATCAAACTCATCTAAAAGTTGTCCTCTTTTATCTTTAAACTCTTTCAAAATTTTTTCTTTAATTTCTTTTTTAGTTTCTTCTGAAATGTTCTCTTCAAAAATATGTGAAAAAACATTATTTTCTTTGACAGATAGAAGATGTATCTGTCTTTCTATGTTTGATAACAAATTTCTAATTTCATTTGCTCTAATAAAATCTTGTGTTTTCATTCTGTATATTCCGCCCAACCTGTTTCTGTCTCATGAAATCTTACAGTTAGATTAGCGTAATATGCATTCTTCCAATTTTTATCTATAGCTCTTCTAATTTGTTTACAAATGAATTTCGCCATATTTTCTGCTGTTGGATTGGAAGGGAAAAGCATTAACTTCTTATTATGCTTTTCTAATGCTTCAAAGTAATCATAATGTTTTTGTAACATTGATAGAGGCATAATCAAAGCATGATCAAATTGATCAATAATTTCAGTAACATAAGATTTGATTTCACCAAAATCAATTATCATACCATCACTATTCAATCTATTTGATTGAATCAAAAGTTCAATTACAGCAGAATGACCATGTATTGTTTCATAACAGGCAGAAGAAAAAGCGGTTTCTAATTGATGAGCATATTCTGCTTTGAATTTTTTTCTTATAGTGAAAGGCATATTTTATTACTCCTGTTGTGCCCAGATATCTTCTGGTATCTCCAAATTTATATCTAGTTTTAAAGCGATATTGAGTGCAGCTCTTTTTGCATTCTTTTTAGTGGAATAGGCTTTACTATTACGAATTATTGCATTTTCATTTAATGCTATTCGGTAGGACCACGTTCCAAAACTTTCACTTATAACACATTCATATCTTTCCATTTCTTATATTCCTCCTTTAATTTTTAATCAGTATATAGAGTATTTAATCGGAAATCAATTTTATATGACAAAGAATTGATACTTCTTTCTTTCAAATTCAACTTCAAAATTTTCAGAAAAATTGGTTGCATCAGAATTCTTTGTCAAAGAACCATTCAACACAATTCCAGCATTTCTTAAATGTAATCTAGCTTCTGCATTAGATCTAAATAGCCCGGCTTTAACTAATGCGCTTGGTAAATAGCTATCTTTTAAAGCTATTTGAACTATTTCCATATCTTGGTAATAATCTGATACAATATTCTCTAAAGGTTGTTCGACCATTTCCTGCTCTGAAGTAATTTCCACTTTATTTGCTTCTGTTACTTCCTTTTTTGGTTTCTTTTTTGTTATTTCTAATTCATTAACTACTTTCTCTAATTTATCCATTATATATCTCCTGAAAAATTATTTCTTTAGGAACTCCATTCTCATTAAACTTAATTAGCCATTCTACATCTTTACCTTCTTGTTCTAAATAATGTATTGGTCCACCATCTTCTTTATCTATAATTTCTATAGATTTAATATTATCTTTTCTAACTTGTAAAATAGGTCCGCCATATGGTTCAATCATCTCAACTTTTCGAGTCATGATATCTATGATAGTTTTAGTATTGTAAGAAGAAATACTTTCTCCATACTTTAATATAAACTGATTGTCCTTTGCCGTTGGAATCAAGTAAATATTTATTCCTAAACTATTTTTTAACCTAATTTGATCCATATATTCTATTCTCCTAATATCTCTCCATCTGGTTCCCATGTAAATTCTATAAGCGGAAAATGTGTTCGGCATCCACAACAAAAAGTTTCACTATAGAATTTTGGGTCACGAGCATAAGTTTCAGCCAAAGGAAGAGACATAGTTGTTATTGTACCACATTTGATATGCTTATAACTTCTTCGCACAGGTCGTACAAATCCTTTTGCACGTTCCTCTGGACAAAGCACAACATAATCTTTTTGCATTCCAGTTAATGGGTCAATTACACGATGATCCGGCGTAACAGGGGAACCATCTACTAAACATTCTTTAGGTTTATTCATATCTTCCCTTCTTTTCTTTCCAAAAATAGATTTATATTTCCTATAGATATAAACAAATGGCCTTTTATACCAAGGAAGAAAATAAATTGGTATATACGGAGCATAAACTATACCAGGATTGAATTTTGTTTTATATCTCACAGGTTCCTGAAGCACATTTCATATCTTTGGCTACGTCTTCTGCATCTTTAACGCTATTTTTATACTCTTCTATGCTTAATGGTTTCAATGGAGATTCACCTCTTGAACCATCTCTATAGAAAGTTATACCCTTTAATCTTGAAATATACTTTAATACCAATGCTGATAATTGATCTACTGGATAATCCTTTGGAAGATTGATTGTCTTTGAAATTGAACTATCCAAATATGTTTGAGCAGCTTCCTGTATTTGAATATGAGCTTCTGGTGTTATATCATGTGAGCCTTCAAAATGACTAACATCCTTTTCTTCTTTTTTAAATTTTTCAAATAAGGAATCACAAACAATCTCTGTTTTAATTTCATCATCACTCCAATATCTTCTTTCATAAACTGGTGAAAAAATTGGTTCAATACCAGAAGAAACTTCAGCTAAAATAGAGGTAGTACCTGTAGGTGCTTGTGTATTTAAACAAACATTTCTAATTCCATCTTGTCTAATTTTCTCTCTAATTTTTGTAGGAAGTGTTCTAACAAAATTACTTTTTAAATACATTTCTGGAACAAACTTTTCAAAAGATCCTTTTTCTTTTGCTATCTCTGTGGAAGTCCAATAAGAATGGTTTCTAAGAATTTCATACTTCTCTTCTGTAAACGCTACCCCCTGTGGGGATGAATATTTAATCCCCATTTTTAACATAGCATAATGCAAACCCATTAAACCTAAACCAATTCTTCTATCTCCAGTAGAATTCTTTTTAATTTTTTCCAAAGAAAAATCATTAACAGAAATAATATTATCTAGAAATCTAACCCCTACTTCAATAGCATGTTTAAATCCTTTTTTATCAAATTTTCCATCATTACAAAAATTAGAAATATTAATACTGCCTAAACAACAAGCAGAATGAGCAGGCAGAGGTAATTCACCACACGGATTCGTTGTAACTATAGGATTAAAATATTCACTATTGCTCATTTCTTTCATTAGTCCTAAGTTCATAATTCCTGGTTCACCACATTGATGAGCATTTTGAATTAACTTATCCCATATCTCTCTTGCTTTAACAGTTTTGATTATTTTGCCTGACCAAATTAAATTCCAATCAGCATTATCTTTAACTGCTTGAATAAACTTATTATCAATTTCAACTGAAATATTTGCATTAGGAAGAGTTTTCAAATCTAACTTTTCATGTAAGAAATCTATAATATCTGGATGATAAACTGACTGGGATATCATTAAGGCGGCTCGCCTACCACCACCGGTTTTAATAGTTCCAGCAACCTGATCAGCGCATTTCATGAACGATATAGATCCTGAGGACACCCCTCCCACGGTTTTGATGGGTGCTCCTTTATATCTTACCTTTGAAAACGATACACCAACCCCACCACCTGTACCGGAGATAACAAGAATATCCTTTAACATATCACCAATTGATTCTCTATTATCATCTACATCTGTAGTATTACAATTCATACAATACGGTCTAGATTTACCTAAACCTGTGATAATACGACCGCCAGGAATAAAGTTCATTTTGGATAATTCATCATAAAACAAAGTTTTCCAAATTTCATATTCTTTTTCTTCTTTTGCTACTATAGATGACATTACTTTGCAACGATGTTCCCAAGACAACTCACCTTGCTGAAGATACCTTTCCATTAATATTGTTTCTGATAATTTATTCATTATTCTCCTTGATTGCAAATTATACAATCTTCTAACGTACCCAAATGTTTATATCTATTATCATTTAATATATTTGTAGTTTTATAAATTATCAAATTATTTATGTTGAATTCCTAATTGTGTAAACATGGGCATTAATTGTTGATGCCTTTGTATGTTTAGCATCTACTGGATGAAGTTTTCCAAAAATTTGTCCAAACCCATCCTTGTGTTGATGATATACAATCACTTTTGGTTCCTTTTTCTTTTTCATTATACCTCCATATTTCAGATAAATCAAATTTTAAGAAATGATGTACTATTTTTAAAAAATGGTGTATCTGGTTTTGTAGAAACATCTTCAGTACATCCAACTCGTCTTGCTAATCTTCCTATTGTAAGATCACTTACTTTAAAAGTATATTTCATTAAATGAGCATTTTCAAATAATCCATCAATACACATCATAGCAAATAAAGCATGATCTTCAATTGTGTTAATATGCAACAATGAGTCCCAATTATTTTCTACCTGTAAAAGTCTAATAATATGGCACATAGCATTTTCGTATTCATATAATCCTAATGTTCCAACCAAATGTTCTGATAGATCCACATTTCTAGGTAAAAATTTACTCATATTATCTCCTTTATTATTTAATCAACTTTGAAAATTCTTTGATTATATCCAATCTATCCCTCATGGATACAAAATTCATTTTCACAATTTTTACATTTCAATCCGGTAAAGTAGAGACTTTTTCCAACAGTAAAATCTTTACTACCACAGATACATACAACTGTTTCTGGATCACCTTCATCTATATGAAATAACTTTTCATCCAAAACAGTATACATTTCTGTAGAGTAAGATATATTATTCTCAATCTCTTTCTCAGTCAATTCTTCCCATTCAGGTAACCAATAAGACAAATACATTTAATAATCCCCTGATTTCAATTTTGTTCTCATCTCTGCTAATTCTTTTTGAAAACGATATAAATGCAGTCCTGATGAATAGGCATACATCTTTCCTACTGGAACACCAATATACTCTGATACTGTTTCTTGCAATCTTGACATTCCATAAAGATTTGCAGGCATACCACCATACAAATCCCAACTACGAAAATATACATGCATATCAAGTTTTGAAAGTACTTTATCTAAATGAGTTTCAATATATTTTCCATTAACATAATTTTCAATATACATTGGAATAACTTTAAAATCTACAAGTCTAGCACAAGGTGGATCAAGTTTTCCATCATTACCAATACATTTGAATGTATCTTCTGGTTGTGCAATTTCAATTACTGCCTGGTTGGTGATTGGAGTTTTAAGTAGCATATCCATCACATATTGCAATGAAACATTCAATCTAGAACCATATGTGTATGTTTCATTTTCTTTCAATTCAGTACCAAAAATATAATGTTGAAAGTATTCTTCTGCTTCTTCAATTCCTACAGGTGCAGGAACATTTGATCCTTCTGGAATTGTAACAATACGATCAAATAAAGGATATTCAATACAAACATTATAAGATGGGAACTGAAGCCTGGATTGTTCATTCATAAAACTACCTTGTTGAATCATCCCTGTTGGATAAGCATAAATGAACTTACCATTTTCATCTACATCCAAAATATGATACAAGGTTTGAAACCAAGCATCATCAATTGTTTTAGCATTCAAGGAAAATTGATTATTCAATTCTAATCTCCTTAACTACTACTTTTAATTGAAGTTTCTACTTCTGCATCTGTATCTAATTTTCCAGTATTGCGTAGAGTTGATACACAATTACTTACATGGCCATATGTTTCATTATAACCTTTTGTGCCACCAACATTCTGGAAAGAACGGTAAATACCATAATTTAATGCTGTAGCTCTTGCATTAATATTTTCAGCAAGGAAAAGAAATTTCCAACTATACTTTTCTTCTTGGTGTGTAATCATTTCCTTAAGTTGTTCTTGAGAAAATTCTCTACTTGAATTTTCTTCACCATCTGTTAGAATAGCAAAAATAACTTTGCTAGGCCTATTCTTTTCTTTCGTCTTATTCAATCTACGACCAACACTATTGATTGTTTTTCCAACAGCATCTCTAAGAGCCGTCGATCCTCTTGGACAATATTCATCAGTAATTGGTTCCACATTTTTCAAATTTACTGCATCATAGATAACACGATACCTGTCATCAAAGAAAACCAAAGTAAAGGTTGCCTCTCCTGGTTCTTCTTGTTGTTCCTTTACAAATTGATTAATATGACCAATTGTATCACTTGTCATCATACTCATTGAACCTGATTCATCAACGATTAATACTACTTCTGTTAGATCATTTCGCATATATTCTTCTCCTTTTTATTTAGTTATCAAAAACTTTGAAACCTTTTTTCATCTCAACATTGACATCTTTTCTTCCTTCTTCTCTTTCAGTTTCTGTTACTATTACATTTTCGTCTTCAGTTGTTTTTGTTTTAGTAAGTTCTGGATTTCCAGATATCTTAAATCCAAAACCTCCACTAATTTTCTTAATTAATTCACCTCCGCATTCACATTCAGTATTTATTTTTTCAGATATAGAAAAAGTAATAATTTCTTTAGGTTTTTCACACTTATTACAAATGTATTCATAAATTGGCATGAACTAATCTTCCATTCTTATAGCTTTCAGTTTTTTATCTATACCTTTTCTACCATGAACACAGCGAGCATTTTCATTTGAAGCAGCTTTACAATCGGTATAGGTATATTTATAACCGTCACTTGACCAACATTCTCCTAATAACTTAAATCTAAAACTACCATTTATTCCTTCAAGTGTTTTATTTAATTTTCCTCCACAATCACATACAGAAGGTAATTCGTCTTTGAAACTCAAAGTCATTACTTCAGCAATCTTTTGACATTTATCACACTTCATGTTATAGATTGGCATTATTCCACCTCATCTTCATTTTCATCTTTATAAGGATCTGTTCGTCCTACTATTTTAGGTTCTGTTTTCTCATACTCTACAGGAAGTATAGGAACAACACCTATTTTTTTGTTCCATATGTCATGTGCCTTAGTAAGTCTGATATGAAATACATCTTGTTTGAGTAAAATGATATCTTTAAGTTCTTGAATTTCATCAATAACCATTCCGCATGAAGGTTCTATACAAACTTTCCTATCAACATACTTTTGAAATTTATACCCATCTTTAGGTATTATTGACACAAACTCTTTTGTTAGTTGTCTAGTTTCCAACATTTCTTTAAATACATTGGAACTTAATCTTCTTTCTAGAATTATCCAATCGTGAAAACCTAATTTGCAAGATAATTTGCTCATGCTGCCTCCAATACTTTTGAGAATCCACCTTCATTAATTATCTCTATTTTTTCTGCTTCATCTAACTGCAAGTTTTTATTGTGTGAGATTATGAATACATTTCTGATTTCACCTGTTTCAATTTTCTTCTTCAAAATATCAATAAGTAATTTTCTACCCTCATGATCAAGAGATGAATCTAATGCTTCATCAAAGATCAACATGCTACAGTTAATTGAATTCTTTTTTCTTGTTAGTGCTAGAAATGATAGTAAGATAGATAAATCTGTCCTTTTCTTTTCACCTTCAGAAAGGCTCTGATAACTCAAGTTTCTTTTATTGAAGCTATTCAATGAAATCTCAAACTCCTCATTAAACTCTATCCCAAATGTTTTTCCTAATTGGCTCAAATAATCATTAATTGATTGATTCAAAAAAGGAATATCTTTCTTGATAATATTTGCCTTTACTCCAGCATCAGAAAGTACATCCTTTTGGTAAGCTAGGTACCTAATATTTATATCTTGAACTTCCTTTTCTTGTAAGAGTGAATCATATTTCAATTGATATTCTTTTATCTTTTCAATATCAATCAAATTATCAACATGTTTATCAATGGAATCTGTTTCATAGACGATTATTTGTTCCTTAGAATATTCAATAACTCGTTTTGCATGATCAATTCCAGACTGAAGTGAGGATATTTGATCTAATTTTTTCTGTCTTTCTTTAACTTTAGTATCATATTCATTCAACAATTCTTCATTTTCTTTCTCAATTTTATCTACTTTTTTCTGATATGCTTCTAGAAACTTAGCTTTCTTATGTTTGAAGTATTCAAGATCTTTTTCTAATTTATCTAGTTTTTCTTTCTTCACTTTTTTCACTAATTCAAAAGATTTATCATATTCTGTTTTTAAAACAATTTTTTCTGCTTTTGTATTCGCTATGATATTAAGAATTTCTTCAGTAAGTGATTTCACTTTATTATCATTATTAACAATAATTTTTTGATTGAATTCTATCAAAATATCATTATCATGCTGTTGTTTCGTTAACTTACTTATTTCTGCTTCTCTATGTTCTTCGTTCAAAGTTGAATTACAAATAGGACAAAAATCTGTAACTTTGAAATATTCAATCCTTTTTTCTAAATCTGATGTACTTTTCTTTAATTTCAATATGTCATTTTCAACATTATCTTTCTTAGAAACCAATAGTCGTTGTTCTGTATTCAAACGTAAGATTTCTTTTTCATGTGTATTAGTTAAAGAAACTATCATTCTATCATACTTTTCTTTTTCTCTAGTTACTGAATCATCTACTGCTAAGAAAGTATTGATTTTTTCTTGTTGTGTTTCAATTTCCTTATCAAATCTTTCTGTATCGACAGGTTCAATCTTTTTTGTTTCTGGACGGAAGATTTCATCTCCAGGAATTATTGTTTCCATTTCTGTTTTAAATAAACCAATTTCCTTAGATTTAGATATAATCGTTTCAGTAACTGATTTTATCTTCTCTTGTCTTTCTTTTTCAAAATTTGCCTTGAATATTTCTGAACGTCTCAGTTTCTCATTATAGTCCTCTACAAGACCTTTGTATAGAATAATATCCTTTTTGCTGATTTCCAACATATCTTTACTAGCTTTTAATTTTTTCTTGACTTCTTCCAACATAGCAGAAAATATCTGAATACCCATGATATTTTCTACAACATTTCTAGTTTCTTCTGCTGTTAAATCTACAAAAGATTTTGTATTATTGATTGATAGAACACATATATTTTTCAAGGTAACTTGATCAAAACCAAGTATTTTATCAATTTCTTGTTGAATCAATTTTTTGGAACTTCTACTATCTTCTGGTTTTGTTCCAGCAGTCAAGTTAGTTACAGATATATAATCAGGAGCAATACCTCTTTCAATCAAATACTCTGTTTTATCATTATAAACAAACTTTACTGTAACTTGACAATCTCTTTTGTTAATGTTATTACAGATTTCCTTCTTAGTAATTCTGCGTAAAGTTTTACCAAACAAAACAAAATGAATAGCTTCTACAACTATAGAAGACTTTCCTACACCATTCTCTCCTGTAATGATAACGAAAGGGTATTTATCTAATCTAAATGTTGTGACAGCATTCCCAAAAGAAAGAAAATTCCTTACTGTTACTTCTTTGAAGTCTATTTTCAATTACCTTCAATCTCCTTATATTCCCAATTCCAACCATTTTCACTCCAACTACTCCAACGTTCTTTTGTAATATATTTCATATCTTAGAAATCAAATCCAACTTAGAAATCAAATCCAATCTATAAATTTTACTTATAACAGCTTTAGGTGTTCTGTCTAACATTTTAGATAAGTCCTTCATCTTTAATCTTTTGTAACCTTGTACTAGAAAAAATACTTCTGCAGCATTCCATTTTCTTAGTTTGATAGATAATAATTTTCTTCTATGACAAGTTGTATTGATATTATTTCTTTCAGATAAACTCAATCCATATGCTTTTGTTTGAATAGCTGTTTTATTTCTATCTAATTTTATAGCTAATTCTCCAACAGGTAACTTATTGTAGTTATCAATTAAAAATTTTACTTCTTTTGAGTTCCACCGTTTTAATTTTAAATTACTATCTATATTGAACCTTTTCAACCAATGATATATGCCACTATAACAAGTTCCACATTCTTGAGCTATATCACATATCGTTCTTCCTTTAACCTTATACTCATTGAGCAACCATTCTTTATTTCTATAATTTCTATTCATTATAATATTCCTCCAACATAAAACAAGTTTTTATGCCTGACAGTCGTTGTAAACTTCATACGTTCTTTTTATTAATTCGTCTCTATCTATTTCTTCTGGTAGTTTTAGTTCTTTTTCGTAGGCAATCAAATATTCAATCGGGTTTGTAACAGCCTCTTGAATTTCTTCTACATTCAAGTTCGTTTTTCGATCATCACCTTCTACCGTAAAAGAAAGTGGTTGTTTTGAACGAATAACCTCAATCACTTTTTCAAGAATCTTGTCAGTGAATCCTGAATCTAATACAAGCTGAATAAATTGTCCTCTTAGAGAATTGTAATCAATTTTCTTCTCTTTCAGTTGACTCAAATAAATTTTTCTATACAAAGGTGAAATTGTGTTAGGAATAAATTTAGTTTGTAGCGTATTTGTATCTAAAATATAGATGCCTTTTTCATTACCATAATCTCCCCACTGCATCTGGAACGGATTTCCTACATAAGTGATACCATCTTGTTCATCTCTTAAATGAAAATGCCCCGAAAATGTTCTTAGAAAGTTTTCTGCAAAAAAGGTCCTATTCCAGCCGCTTTTTTCTGGCACTCCCCGAACCATTTGAAACCCATTGATATCAAAATGGCCAAATAATATATCGGCTTTACCATATTGCTCAACAAAATCTTTTAACTCATCTTTCTTAATCAACCAAGGACAATAAATGATAATTCTATTTTCCACTTTTCTTCTAACTATTGAATCAATAACTTCTAATCTCTCATATTTCTTAAATTTTTTCAATGAGTTAACTTCTAATGTATTTTTGAAATAAATATCATGGTTTCCAACTAACAATTTTATCTGAATATTTTTACAGTTATCTAGAATTATATCAAAGCTATCTGTTCCTAAGTTATCAGTTTTAACATTAATCTCAGAACGATCTTCATAAAGATCCGCGAGTATAGCTAATTCATCTATATTATTTTCTTGAATCTGTGGAATAAGAAACTTATCGCGCCATTCTGTAAATATTTGATGATATAAAGATGAATTATTTCTGACCCCTAAGTGCCAGTCGGAAGTAATTAAAACTTTCATTAAGCAACTTTTCTTTCATTCTCCAGAAAGTGATTTTCCATCATTCTTTCAATTTCAAAACCAATATTTTCAATCAAATGATCCCTTACGGCTCTCATAATTGATTTATCTGGCATACTTCCTTTTCGTAAATCATCTATGATTATTTCATCTAGTTCAATTTTAATAGAACCTAGTTCAGTTGTGTACTCACTTTTCATTTTCTTCCTCCATTTGCTTTTTAATCTCTTTCTCAAATGCTTCTATTAAAATTTTAGATAACTTGCTTTCTATTTCTGAATCAGCAAAAGATAGAACTACTTCTTTAATTTCCTTCTCTGAAACTTCTTCCTTCTCTAAAATTAAAGGAGTTTCTTTTTCTACTTCCTTCTCTAAATTTAAAGGAGTTTTACATTTACTACATTTTCTTCTTTTTATAGAGTTTGATTTACCACAACTACAAACTATTCTATCTTTTATTATTATATCATCTTTTTTCATTTTTCAACCAATCACCAAGCCCAAATACTAAAAGAGCAACTGCAAATCCATAAGGATCTTTGGTGAATCCAGCATAGTATGAAATTACAAGCGAAATAGCAATAATACCATAACCAGATAATTTGAAATAAAGCTTATCAGACCATCTTCTTTTCATTTTTAAATCTCCTCTTTGTTGTCTATTCTTTCTAAATATTCACAATCTTCTGTTTTCTCAATACTTATTCCAGAATTTAAACGGTAGTCTTGAAGAAATTCATTATATACTTCTCCTCTTATCAAGTCATCTTTTACATTCTTAAATTTCTCCATTTTAATTCTCATGATAAAAGCGTTTCTTATAACTCCAGTAAAATAAGCAAAAGGATTATCTCCTTTTGCTGGATTAAATGTCTTTACATATCTACAACAGTTATAAAGTGCATCTGAAATCATTTCCGATTTCCATGAATCAGAATAGTTTATAAATTGTTTAGAAAAAGCTACATTCTTAGCTATTAGCATGAATACTTTTCCTAATTCTTCAGATATATTATACTTAGATTCACAATTCTTCAATAATTGAAGAAAAGTTTCATTATCTACATAATTTTTAACTAGCTTTTTTTCATTAAATTCTTCCAAAACTTTCCTCTTTTATCCAGATTGATTGTATAATAAACTTAAAAGATAATCAAATTTTTAATTCTTGACTGACAAGGTTTGAATAATTTTATCAATAGCAGTAATTGAAGAAGTATCTTTAATAGAATCTTTGGTATCTGGATTAATTAGAACTTCCTTTGCAAATTTGACTACCTTGATTTTACAAATATATCTAAGGTTCTTCAAAACAGCATCTGCATATCTTTCTGGAATGATTACATCAATACTTTTATATGGAATATTTCTATAACCATTACATCTTCCAAGATATTGATTGATGGCATCTGATAAAAGAAGTATTGTAGCTTGTTCATCATCCAATTCTAAATTCTTCATGAATGGAGCTATTTCTTGAGGTGAAGATTGACTTATGATAATTAATATTTTAGTATCTGGTTTTATATCATCATGCATATTTCTACCATTAACACTAACATGATTGATCGTACTTGAAATACCATTACCCCATACAGCGTAGCCATTTTGTCTAGCAGTGTTAGCTAATAAATCTTTATTTCCACCTTTCTTTTTTGTAACATTATTATTTACAACATGTATCAATACTTTAGGAGCGAAAAAATAATCAGTTTCTTTGACTACATTACAATCTTCATGATTACTTAAAAATAACTCCAATTTATTTTCTGTTGATAAAATGATATCATTACCTTTTGTACCTTCTCTCCAATTTTCTTCTTGTAGTTGTGGTACATTAAATTGAGGACCCCAAGTGTATTGAGGAGTGATTTTATTTTTAAGTTTAACAGTATTTTGTTCTAACTCAGAAGCATT